CAACGAATCCCTCAATCGCTTCAACGTCCGTCCATGAAGAGCTCGGCCAGACTACAAATCCGGTCGGACCCGACTCAACGATGCAACAGGAACAGGTAACTTTCTTTGACGCTCCGGAATCTCATTCTGAGACCACAGTAGCGAACATGTCCCAGACAGAGGTGGAAGTAGTTCATCAGGATATCAAGCATTTCCTTGCCCGTCCGATTCGAGTAGGTGCCTTACAATGGACAACCTCATCTCAAGTCGGCGCAGTGCTCGGAGTCTTCGATCCCCTTCGTAACTCGCTTTCTAACTCTCTCTCTTGGAATAAGCTCGATGGTTTTCAGTATCTACGATCTACGGTCAAAGTACGGTTTCAAGTGACTGGCAATGCCTTCTTCGGTGGAAAGCTTCGTGCTGTATGGATCCCTCCCAACCGTGCCGGAACGTTCTCAACACCTTACAGTGTGAGCCTTCCTGCCGTGACTGGAATCCAGATCGGCATCGACATCTATCCGACGGACAACGCCGTCTACGAACTCGATATTCCCTGTATCCTTCCTCAACGATTCTTCGATCTCTCTCGATCTTACTCGATAGACTGGTCTACTGCCAATCCGTATGCTCATTCGGACGGGCCTACCGGTCTCTTCACTACTAATGGTCTAGTCGCCATCTACGTTATCGCGCCTCTCATCACAGAGCTCCCGACGGATTCGTGTTCCGTGGTGCCCTTCACGCTTATGGAGAATATCGATATCGGTTCTGCCTTCGTGACTGGTGGCTTCACCCGCCCTCAGTATCAAGGCTTCCTGAGTAATCCTAGTATTCAGCCAGCTATTGCGCCACTTGGACATCTCTATGGACTCGTTTCCAACGCTCAACGATTAGGGCCTCCCTACTCTGCCGCTATCGAAGAGGAGGAAAAGACTGTGAAGTACACGTTGAACGCTCTTGAGTTCACTCGAGCGCCTGGATACAAAGCATCTCCGCCTGAGACGGTTCGTAAGCAGTACACGACAAGAGGACAAGCCGAAGCGAAGGAAGCAGTGAAGGAGGG